CTGGTACGCCAGTGCGTAAATGTCTCTTGGCACATCTGGAGTATCGCTATATTGTGGGTATGGAAAACCCTTTGTGGTTTGTAGGCTCATATGCTATAAGTATACCAAAATAACTAAAAAATGCATTTATTTTATCCTTGAGAGTCGTTGTTTGGTTGTATTTTACCCAAATTATATTCAATTGATTTACGATAATTGTCTGGAATGTCTAGTTCTAAAAGATCACTAAATAAGGATATTGATTCTTCTAATCTTCCTATCCACCATCCCGCGACTGCTTTTTCAAACAATAAAACAAATTCTCCAAGGTAGTCTGTTTTTGTTGGTAAAGGTTCGTTAAAATCTACATAAGTTAATCCAACTTGTGCAAAAGTGTATGCTTCTTGCCAAGCACCTCTTTGCTCATAATATCTAGATAGAAAAAAGTAAGCTTCTGGTCTTTTTGGCAAATATTGAATTGCTTGCAAAAAACAATTTTTTACTGTATTTTCCCTTCCTGTTTGATCAGAAAGACATTCTGCTATTTTAATCAATGAAGTGTAAACATATAAAGGGTTTGTATCGTGACCATATTCAGCACATCTTAAATAAAATGATGTTGCTGAAGCTGTTTGGCCTATTTCATGATATTTTTTTGCAATTTCAAAATTAATAATTGGATTAAACATTTCATGAGATGCTGATTCAATTAATTTTTCAATTGTTTTCATTTAGTGCCTCCAATACCATATCATCTATAATTTTACCTGGTGTTTTTAATATAAAAGCTGCATTATCTTGAAAACCAAAAGATATTAAAAGATCACCATTATAAATTGCTGCTCCTGCCACAAATTCAATTTTAGCATCTAAAAATGAAAAATGCTCTTTACTAATACCAATTAACTTAAAATTTTTATCCCAAACACATAAACGATGACGATATACTCCATCTTTTTGTTTTAAATAATTTTTATAAAGATTAACTTCATGAGTAATTGCAATATAATGTTCTCCCCATTTAACTACGTGTGAACCGCCTCTTTGATCTGGAGTTAAAGGCAAATCTGATCCTTGCCAAGAAACAACGTCTGTTCTTGGTGGAAGATCTGGATAAGTTTTTACTACTTCTGTTGGAGATGTCCATTTAACATAATGATATGGTTTATCAAGAATTGGCATCCAATTTTTTTCACAATATGAATTATCTTGACCTGGTGCTGGTATTCTAAGTCTTGAGATTTCTTTGGCAGACCAATTATCCCAATCAATTTCAATTTCAGATAATTCCATTCTACCTTGACCATTATCTGTAGTATCTCTTCTTACCCCGCTAATATAATATTTGTTTTCCCATTTAACTAATCGGGCATCTTCTAATCCATAAAATTCCCATTTTGGAGCTACATCTAACTTGCTGGTATCAATAAGGCAGCAATCTTTAACCGAAAGATCTTCATTTAAACGCATAAAATAATTTGTTGTTTTAAGCTTTTGATCTTTTTCTGGATGCAAATATGCTAAAGGTCCCCAAGGGCTAAGAAATTTTTGATTATGCTCAGAATGATATAAGGTGTAATTTACATGCCTTAGATTTACTAAGACTTCATTGTTTTCATTTACAAAAACAGCAGGATTCATTAATCCCGTCCCGTTAGTTAAACCTTTAGATATAGTTAAAGGTACTAACTTACCACCATTATTTACTGCTTTTTCAACTAGGTTCATTTTATGCTTTCTGTTTAATTTTGATCAAGCCTTGGTCTTTTTTTCCAGTTTAAAATATAATATTTTTTAAAATTTTCTTTTGATATTTTTAAATTGTCTTTATGTAATTGTACATTAAATTGATTATCCTGTAAAGTCCTTAAAAACGGACAATAGATTCTTGCCTGTTTCATACATTTAAGATGCATTGGTCTAAAATCTGACGGAACCCAATCCCTTATTGGATTTTGATTAAAATCTTGTTTTTCAATAATCCATCTAATAGATATTTCATTTTCATTAATTTTTATTCCGCAAAAAGAACATAAATCTTCAGAAATAACTCTTTCTTCATTTTCTATATTTAATCTTATAGGGCCACTGCCTTCTATTCCAGGCTTTGATTGAAAAGGAGTTGGAACTTTTTTATGAAGATATCTTTTGCCGTCTTTATAATAATATTTTTCATCTGGAAACCAATGGGGTCTTGGCAATCCTTGAAAATCAGCTAACTCTTCAGACCACAACATTTTTAATTATAATTTTTTCTATTCCATTTGTTATCTTTATACCAGTTATGCGTTGAAAAAGACTTCATTCCATTAACTTTTGCATTGTCAAACAAACCTGGCTTTTTAATTATTTTCCAATCTTCTCTTTTAAATGGTATTACCTGCATTATTGGTGTACCAGCTTTTATTAAACCTTGAAAATCTTTTTTAACATAAAATGGTATGTTTCCAGCAGGAAGTTTATAATCTGCATCAACTACTCCAGAAAGCGTTATGAAAGGCAGGTCATACCTATTTAGTGGATGGGTTATTAAGCAAGAATAACCTTTTGGCAATTCAATCGCTATAAGTGTTTTCCATACAAAATGTGTTTTGTGATATACCTCAGAGTATTCAAAATCAGAAGATGAAAGAGAAGATCTAACCCCAACAAATTCTTGTTCTTGGTCTGACCAAGTTATTACAGGCTTATTATTTTCATCAATTTTAATAGCAATATCAGCTGGAAGAGATATTGAATATCCAGATGTTAGAGAATCTAAAAAGGGGCGACAATGTTTTACATTAAATTTTAATGGCAAATCTTTATGGTTTTTTATATCTAATGGTTGTATATTTTTATACCACTGAGGAATTTTATTTTTTATTGGCTCAACATCGGGCATCCAATCATATTTATTTTCATAAAAAATATTAAGATTTTTTTTCTTTTTAAAAAAATTCATTAATTTCTTCTTTCCATGCTTTATAATTTTTACCAAAAATATTTGTTGTTCCCGCTTTGTAATGTTCTATATTTTTACTATGAAAATTTTTTGCATCATTATTTATAAAATGATTAAACCCTAAATTATTATTAGATAAAGTGTCTAATATAGATTTTGAAAAAATTTTATACCCTACTTCATTTATTATATATTGTATCATATTTTCATATTCAATATTTTCATAATATGTGTGTTTAATTAAATTTAAAAGATTTTTTAAAAATATGCTTTTGGGTTCTGCTGCAAAAATCATTTGTGTATACCCAGGAACCTCTGGGTCTTCTGATACAAAAAATTTTAAATCTGTATTTAACCAACTTTCTATTGAAGTTTTACATAATATGTCTAAATCACAATACAGACCTCCATATATATAAAGACACATATATCTCCATAAATCCGCCCGCATAACACTTATTGGATAAGATTTATATATATCTAACCATTCTTGATCAAAATATTTTTTGACAAAATTTTCTCTTTCACTTGCAGAAACATAATTATATTGCCAATTATTATTTAATCTTATCCAAGACTTGCTTAATTCTTTTGCCTTTATTGGTAAATCATCATATTTGGTCTCATATGTTTGCCAAATTATTTTAGGAATCATTTTAAAGCCACCTAAAAATGTCTTTAATTTCAAAAAAATTTCTATAAAAGTTGTTATTAATATCCATTGCCCATATTTGATTTTTAAATTTTTGTCTATACTGTTCTCTTGCATTATAATCATATTTTATTATCATATTTTTACCAGTCATTTCTGCATAATACAAAATTTCTGGAATAAAAAACATATAGTTTTGATTTTTATAACAAAAAGCTTTTAATCTTTCCCAGTATTCTTGATCTGCTCCAAAACTCATATTATCAAAATAACCAAGTATTTTAAATACATCTTTTTTAAAAAAAGAATGAGCAAGATCTGGAATTGGTTCAAATGGAGCATTATGCCAGGCTGGTGCTTCTCCACCTATTCTTAAAGAATAATTATGCACAGAATATATTTTTTCATCTTTTTCAAAAACTTTAATTATTTTTTCAAACCGATCTGGTTGAGAAAAATCATCTGAATCGTGTATTGTATAAAAATCATAATTTTCAAACTCCATGTACTTTAAACCTAAGTTTCTTGAATAATAACATCCTAAATTAGTTTCATTATTTACAACAACAACTCTTTTATCATATAAAAATTTTTCAGCTTCTTTAAGCGTATTATCTGTTGAACCATCATTTATAATAACTAATGTAAAATTGGTATGTGTTTGCTCAAGTATGCTATACACCGCTCTTTTTAAGAGCCTTTCTTCATTATAAACTGGCATAATAACTAATACTTTTTTCATATTAAATCTGATAGTTTAAGTTTTTAAACTCCCACCACCAGTCCTTTCTTATCATTTCAAGATGTTTTTCTTTAAACACATCTTTATAAGTAATCTCTTTTGGTCTATAATTAAGTTGATTTACATTTAAAATAATCTCGGGTATACCATGAAATTTTAATATTGGATTTATTTCTTCTTCTATTCCATTTTCATAATAAAGAATTTTATCTACAACTGGTAAATTATTTTTGTTAATATAAATATATTTATCACTTTTGTACCATGGTAGACTTCCTATTCTTTCATCAAAATATTTTTCTATCCAAAAATCTTTTTCATATTGTGGTAAATCATTCCATTGATATGGTCTTGGAGTTAACTTAGAATTGTTTAGTCTGTGAAAAAACGCAGACAATACGGAGTTATATGGATTTCTAACAAAAACATAAGATTTAACATCAGACAAATTTATTTTTTCTTTTATTTCATCATATTTAATATGTGCATGAAAATAGTCGCCATAATTTCTTTCAAAATGATTTGACGGTACTGGATCAGTAGTATTATTTGGACCAACAAGCTTAGTTACTATTGCATTGTCTGGAAGCACTCTAGACAAAGCAACCTCTAAAGAACTTCCACCAACTTTTCGGTTCTTTAAAAGAAGAAAATTATGGTCGGGGGAGTAGATCATCCCTACCCCATTTCACTTTATTCCATATTCGTTCATGATAATAATAAAGAATAATCTTAACCACTAGCTCAATGCCTGAAGCAATAAAAGCTAGTTTAGCCTTATGTGTTAATTGATAAATAATTATAAAAGAAATTAGATTGCCAAAAAATCTCCAGCTTATTGCTTTTGCAAGAGATCTTCCATGAGATGCCCAAAAAACTGGTTTTGTGTTTATTTGTGCTTGCCATAACTTTTCTTCTGCTTCTGCTATTGCTAATCCAGATTTTTCTAAATATTTAAATGCCCATTTGCTTGCGTTTTTCAGTTGCTGAAATAGCTTCAATTTTATCTCCTAGCTTTACTTGTTCAATTTTATAACCAACATCTCTGCCATAAACAATATTAGTAATATTAGGCATTTTTACAACCATAGAGCCATCCATAAATTCATCTTTAGCAATATATTCTTTTACTTGATCAAAAGTTAATGGATCTTTAGGACTAGTATTAAATGTATTTCTAACTCCTAGCATGACTTGACTTGTTCGTTTTCCCGCCTCTTCATATAAAGCGTGATGACCTTCATGCCAAGGTTGATAGCGACCAAGCATTAAAGTTGTTGGTGCTGACCAATCATGCAAGTTAAATTTTTGAATAATATTTGTTGCTTTTTGATATTCATCCATATCATGTGAATCAAATTTAATATCAAAATCTTGTGGATTTACAAACATTTTGTTTGTGTCCTCAAAACGACCTTCTTCAATTGTGTTCATCCAAACCAAAATATCTGGTTTTCCAAAAGACTCTCTTGTTTTTAATGTTGGACAAATAAAATCTACAACAACATTAAATCCTTGTCCAGATAGCATTCTTGCCATTTCACCCATACGGCGGGCGTGTTCAATACGATCTTCAATTGTAAACCCAAGGTCTGAATTTATGGTTGAACGAACATAATCTGCATTTAAATGTACCGCATTAATTCTGTCTTTAAGGGCGGTAGCAAGAGTAGTCTTACCAGATCCTGGAAGACCAATAATTTGTATAATCATTAGTAAATAATACCACACTATTCCTGGTCTTGTAAAACTGTATTATTTGCTTTATAATAATTAATAGCTGTAAGAGTATTTTGTGATACTTGTTCAATTTCTGCTGCTTCAAAATGTTTATCGTCTAAATCTTTAAGAAAATCATTTTTTTCTCTTATCTTTAATAAACAATTATAATGAAATGGATAAATTAAGTAAAAGTCTGATTCTTTTTTAAATTTAAATTTTAATATTCCGCTTGTAATCCATCTTGTAACAATTTCTTTTTCTGCAAAGTCTTTATTGCAAAAATTGCATTTATTTAATATGTGCTTCATGTTTTTCTTTCTATTATTAATTAATCTGTTTTTGTTTTATTGTATTCTGGAGTAATTTCTTGAATTAATTCTTCCCAATTTTTTAAATCTTCATTCCAAACATAAAACTTACCATCCATTGGATATTTTATAGGAGCAGAATATTTTTCTTTTTTTTCATCCCAAACCCAAGAAGGGAATATTGGGTTTTCTACCCAATCTTGCTTTTCTTCATCCCATTTATAAGTTTTTTTATTATCTGGAAGATTTTTTGGTGCTTGCCAATCATTGGTATCTCCAGATATAAACCATGAATCGTATGGTTTATTTGATTTAATAAAAATTTTTGTATTTGTATTATATCCATTTCCTATTGAAACAGAGCCATCTTCTGGTAATTGAACGCAATTAGATTTTGTAACAAATTCTGCAACTTCTAAAGAATCTGCATATACTATATCTATTACTTCATTATTTTTTATAATTCCAAAATTATACATATGTTTTTAACTTGCAAATCTAGTTATAACAACTAAACCTGTTGCGCCAGTTCCTCCTGTTCCATTTGCAACTCTTGCTATTGCTCCTCCATATTGGGAATATCCTGTATATGTTGGGTTATAATAAGCTCCAGATCCTCCAGCGCCACCGCCAGAACCATATCCTGATCCATTTCCACCGTTTCCTGCAGCAACATATGCGCTAGGGTTTCCTCTATAAGGGGCACTATTGGCTTGTGAATAATAATCTCCTGATGAGCCTCCAGTACCTAGGTTTCCAGAAATAGCAGCAGTTCCTCCATAATAACCAGCATTTGTAGTATAAGTATTTGGAGAACCAGCTCCATCTGAATAACTTAATGTATCAGAATTTATTGATAATGCATTAGCTATTTGTCTTGAAGCGTAGCTTAACGTTGTTGCAGAACCCGTTCCAGATGTTGTATTTCCAGTACCTCCTGCTGCAGATACTCCACCAAAAGAACTTGTTCCTCCATTTCCTCCGTTACTGCCACCAGCACCGCCGACTGTAACTGTCATATTTGAAGTTAATGCAATTCTATATCCAATTGTATAAAGTCCAGCTTTTCCGCCACGAACATTGTTAGGTCCAGCCCAACCACCATATCTTGTGTCAACATATGCGTTGCCATTTAGTCCTCCACCGCCACCGCCGATACAAACTGCATAGCCATACCCTGTGCTTGTATAAGTGCCACTAGATGTATATACTGTTGCTACTCCTGCAATTGGTGTAGGAACATTTGCTAAGGGCGACAAAACAACGTTTTGTCCTCCAATGCTTGCTTGCCAAACTAATTTATCAAAATTTTGTGTAATATTTACAGATTGTCCCGCTGTAACGGTATATGTTGTAATATAAGAACCGTTAGACCATGCTTCTAAAGAAAGTGATGTTCCTGTAGAAGCACTTAGTTGATACAAAGCAGAATATCCAGTATATCCAGTTATTTCATATATATAATTTGCAATATTTGTAATAAGGGTTATTTGAGATGCCCCTGAACTACCCGTTGCAAGTGTCTTATAACTTAATGCCATTTTATTACTCCCTTATTTTTAATATTATAACATAACATTTTTATATTTCGCATATTATTAATTTACTCTCCATCCATATGATGAACCCGTCCATATTAATACTACACCCGCATAAGCAAGGTCAATCAAAAGACTTTGACTTGATCCCATTAAATTGTCACTACTATTTGGAGTAACTGTAATATTATTAGTTGCTGATGAACCATTTTGATCAAATATATGAATTTCATCTCCTAAACTTGGTGAGGCAGGCAATGAAAGTGTTCTAGCAGCTGATGTGTCAACAAAATAGTTATAGTTTTTTTGTAGTGTAATGTTGCTTGATACCGCTGTTGATGTAAAACCTCCTCCAGCACTTGCAGTCCATTGTACGCCAGTTCCAGTAGAAGTTAAAGTCTGTCCACTAGTTCCAACAGAACCTCCAGCAGTTACAGTTCCTGTAAGAGTGAGGTTAGAGATAGTAGGAGCAGTGCCAAATACATTTGAACCAGAGCCAGTCTTATCTGTTAAAGCTGTTGCAAGATTAGCGGAAGATGGAGTTGTTAGGAATCCTTGAACACCAGTTCCTAGACCAAAAGCAAATCCACCTTGAATACCTTGAGTGCCTTGTGTTCCAGTAGTTCCTTGTGAACCTGTATAACCTTGAATACCTTGACTTCCTGCACCAATAGCACCTTGAATACCAGTTGAACCAGTTGTACCTTGTAAACCATTTGTTCCTGAACTTCCTTGAAGTCCTTGAGTTCCTTGATTTCCTTGAAGACCTTGAGTTCCTTGAACACCTTGTGTGCCTGTAGTTCCTTGATTACCATAATTTCCTTGTACGCCCTGTGTTCCTTGTGAGCCAATTGTTCCTTGTGAACCAATTATTCCTTGTGAGCCAATTGTGCCTTGTGATCCAATTGTACCTTGTGAACCAGTTGCTCCAATTGCTCCTTGAATACCAGTTGAACCAGTTGTACCTTGTAAACCATTTGTTCCTGAACTTCCTTGAAGTCCTTGAGTTCCTTGATTTCCTTGAAGACCTTGAGTTCCTTGAACACCTTGTGTGCC